AAGCCAATTAAAACTCCTATGTTATTTCCATTACTGATAGTGTACCAGAAAGTTTATCAGCTACAGAACAATCAATTTGTATTTTATCTCCAGCTTCTAAAATAACTTTAGAACCAGATAATATTTCCAAACTTGATCCACTTGGAATGCTTACATCTTTAACTAACATAGATGTTCCGTTAGCTACATTATTTGCACCACCTCTATTTGATGTTGTAGAAACTAATTCTACTTCTGTTGTTACCGCAGTTGTGTGAATATTAGCAAGTATAAGACCAAGAACAACAGTAGTTGTACTTCCTGCTGCTGTGTACATAACATAAGGTGTACCTGCACTAGCTGGTTCTGCTGCGAAATTTATTGCCTTAAAAGTGTTTGCCATTTTTTTTGTTTCTCCTTAATTATCGTTTTATATATTATCCTAAAGCTATTGCAAGAGCTGTTGGATCGTCTGTTGAAAATCCTTGTGCTGACATTAGGGTTACTACTCTTGATAAAGCTGCTTTTCTATTTGTACCACCAGCTCCATCATCTACTACAATTAAATCTGATGTAGTTAGGTCTGCACCAATATCTGTACCACCATCAATATTAATAGCACCTAATGGTAAAGTTCCTGTATCTCCAGTACCAACTAAAGTTCCAGAAGCTGTAGGTAAAACTACAACAGCAGAACTACCAGCAGAATGAGGTGCTGCTTGTAATGTTTGAGCATGAGCATTTGATGACTCACAATAAAATTTAACTTTTGATACATTTCCAGTACCAGTTCTAATATCTATTAATCCATCAGATACTGAAATACCACCTGAAGAACCATTACCATCTAATAATACTTTACCTGAACCATTTGGTAATACAGATATGTTTCCATTAGAAACAGAAACTACTTCTGATATTACTGGTGAGGTTAAAGTTTTATTTGTTAAAGTTTGAACACCATTTAAAGTTACATCACCAACATTAGATGGTACGACAACTGTAAAAGTAATATTAACTGAACCTATTGAACCTGAATTATCTGTAGTACATAAAAAGAATTTATCAGCATTAGTTGAACCTTCTTGAACAATAACCATTTGACCAGCTAATTCTGCAACTGTATCAAACTCAGGATCTCTTGCAGCATTTTGACCTGAAGCTGCTACTAAATAAATTCCATTTTGTGTGGCTGTTGATTGGTTTTTAACTAATATTCTATTACCCTCTACTAAAGAAATACCATCTAAAGTATCTCCAGCTTGTAAATCTGTTGCTGTTGTAATGTTAGCTGTTGTTGCTACTCTACAAATAATTCTAGTTTTTAATCCTGTAACTAGATTATCTACATAAACTTTTGTTGCAGCATCTGAGTTTGAAGATGGAGTTCCAAGTCCAGTAATTGATCCACCAGATATTGAAACACTATTAGCAGCTTGAGTTGAGATAGTTCCTAATCCTAAAGAAGTTCTAGCAGTAGAACCATTTTCAGCTACCCATGTTGATCCATTACCAACAATTAAATTACCATCTGTTTTTGAAAGATTACCAATCGCTGTTAGGTTAGCATTAGAAGCACCTTTAGCATCTAGTTGATCTTGAATATTTGAGCTTACACCATTTAGATAACCAAACTCAGTATTAGAGATTGTGCCATCATGTATTTTTGTAGCTGCGATTGCAGCAGAAGCATTCACATCTGCATTAACAATTGCACCATCTGTAATTTTAGCAGAAGTGATTTGTGAGTCTGCAATCTTAGCAGTTGTAATTTGTGAATCAGCTATGTGTGCAGTATCAATGCTACCATCAACATAGTGTTCTGAATTTATACTATCGTCAGCTATCTTTGATCCATTAACTGAGTCAGCAGCTAGTTTAGCAAGAGTTACATTACCATCAGTTATTTTAGCTGTTGTAATTTGTGCGTCTGCAATATGAGCTGTGTCTATAGAACCATCTACATAATGCTCTGAGTTTATACTATCATCTGCAATCTTAGTTCCATTAACAGCATCCGCTGCAATCTTTGCAGTTGTAACAGCACTATCTACAATATTAGATGTACCAATAATTTCTGTAGGAATAGATGAATTTGTTTTTGTAAGTATTGCAAGATAAACTGATAAAGTTTCATTTGCTAATGATCCACTATCCCATGTTACATTAACAGTTGTGTTTGTAGAAAAAGATGAACTAGCAATAACTCCGTATCTGAATGCAGCAGTAGTTGCTAAATAAATTTTTATTCTTCTACCTGCATGATATTCTGAAGTTACATCAGCACCATTAATAGTAAAAGCAGTTCCACTTACATAGGCTGCTGTATAAGAACCTGAACCATCACCATATTCTACCCATTGTGCGTCATTGTAAAAATCTCTAGTGTTCTTCATCAATGCTCTGATTGCATTGTTTAGATTAGAAGGTAACATTCCTTCCGCAGTAGAAATACCATTTAGTGAAGTGTTATTTGCTTGGGTTGTTGAATAATCTTTTATACCTGCCATTTAATCTCCTATAAACCATGAGAAAGCCTTATCGCTTTCTTTGTTTCTATCATTTATTAATGTATTGATAGCTTCTTCAATTTGTCTTTGAAAAAACTCTTGAGTTTCAAAACTATATCTAACATTATCTATATCAGTTTTTTCCGTCATCTCAAACCAATTCTTGAAGCAATTACATCAACACCTTGAGCATGAGTCCAAACTGATCCAGATGGTGTAATTACTTTAATTTTAAAATATCTACCAGATTGTCTTACTGGATTATCTCCACTTGTAACCATTGAAGAAGATGTTGATTCTGTAGCTGTATCAACTAATCGTTCTTTAGTCTTGATGGTTACTGTAGATAAAGCATCTACAATTGGTCTAACATTAGTTATACTACTTCTATGTCCTGGAAACAACTCCATTTCTCTAGTTTCTAAAGTTCCTTCATTTTCAGTACCTGAAAATATAGCTGCTTTATAATTATTATCTATTGCACCCAAATATCTTTGTCCACCATTCCAAAAGTCTGTGTCTAATGAAATGTTAATATTATCTAAGTTCTCAGAAATAATATCCATAAGTTCTACTGTATAAGCACCAATAAATTGTGAGAATATAGAACTAGCACTAGCATCTGCTGTACTCCATTTTTGTGTAGCATAATTATAAATAATTACTTTATCACAAATACCTGTTGTATTAGCAGTATCGTTTTTAGATGGATATAACCACATGGCTAATTGATTAAAAGGATCTACCGCTGCACAAATTCTATCTGTGTATGCTTTGTTTAAATCTAAATCAAAAAATCTATTTACTTTTTCTGCACCAATAGAAACTACTTGATCTCCGTTCAATTCATAAAATCCATCATCTGCATAAAAAAATACTCTACGATTATCTTGACAGACACTTCTTCCATAAACAGCTCCTCTGTTTGGTGATATAACTGATAGACGGAATACTGTTGCACCGCCAACATAGTCCATTCTAATTATTTGATTTTGTCTAAAGACATAAGCAATTTCACCAGAGGTTATATGAGTTATTTGTCCACCTGATCCTGGTAGGTCTTGCAAGTCTGATTGTTTAGTACCTGGTTGCCAAGTTGTTAAATCATTTATTCCTGACCATTGTATTCTATTTGAAAAACCAACATGATTACCTGTTACAAAAAAATCTCTAACTACACCTGAACATTTAAAAGTTGGTACAGTACCAGATGTTGAAATAGTTGAAAGGTCTGCAAAAGAAGATGAAGTTCCCATTAAATAAAATTGTGGTGCATCTACACCATTAGATACAACTATATAATTTCCAAATTGGGTAAAGGTAATGTAATCGGTAGCTTCTCCAGTTAAAGGAGTTCCACCATAAAAATTTGTAGTAGTTAGTCTTGCAGTATCAGACGAAACATTTGTTAAATTATTATTTCCAACTGTGGCTCTTGTAACAGTAACAACTGCATCTGTTACTGTTGCTGAAAAATCTGCATGACCATTAATAGTATTTTTTAAATTTGTAGCAGTCGTATCATTATTTGTTTGTACTTGAAATTCATTAGTAGAAGGTGTTCCAGTAACAGATGTAAAGACAACAGTTGTACCATCATTTTTTTTTAATGTAATAGTTTTACTTGCACCAATATTTGCATAGTCTGAAACTGTAATTGTACAAGTTGCAAAAGCTGTACTTAAAACTTTACCTCTTGCTCCTCTTTCTGTAAATGTTCCAGATGATAATTGATAAATAGTTTCTTCATTAGCAACAAAATTAAATACAGTATTAGAGTTATCTCTAAAAGAACCTGCACCTCTACTATCTTTAGTTATATTGTTACTTGAATAATTTACTAATGAGGGAAATCTTTTATATGATGATGCTGCAAAATAAACATTGTTGGCAGTATTCGCACCAGGATTATTATATTCTGGTTGGTCAGGTAGCCATTCTCCAAAAGGTATTTGCATAAGTTTCCTTAATTGTTATTGCTTGTAATAATTCTAGATACATCGTTAAATGAACCTGAAACAGTTACATCACCTCTTTGTTGTAAAGGTGCAGAACCATACTGATCTTCTCTATCATTTCTCTCAAGTCTTTCCATAGCAGTTGTGTACATACCTTGCCATTGTTGTAATCTTTGAGGATCAACACCACCTAAAAAATTAGCAGCATGATATAGTGAACCATATAAATAAATTGCAGGATGACTTGCTAATATATAATTAGAAGTATTAGTATCTGATAAAGCTGCAAACTTAGCATAATAATTTAATGTTCCTGTGTATGCAGAATCTGGAACTGGTGCAAATCTAAAATTATCTCCAAGTATAGTATATGCTGAAGGCATACCACTTGTTGATGAACCTCTAATTTGATCCATTTGAGCTGGAGTAATATATTTTAAAGCATTTTTATCTCCACCTGATGTAGTAAAAAAATCTCTTACTTGTAAAAAATCTGTAGGTATAGATTCTGTTTCTGAATCTATAGTAATAGAAGTAGAACTTATCATTTTTCTAACTCTTAATTTAGAATTAAAATCAGCTTCTGTTAAAACAATAAAATCTTCTGCTATCTCAGTTGTTAAATCTGATCTATTTAACCAGTTAGCTATTGATGTTTTTAAATTTGCGTAAGTTGATAATGCCATTATAATTTACCTTCTGCTGTTTTAAAATATTGAAACTCATTACTATTTAATTTTGTTTTTAATATTTTATTCTGTACTTCTTTAGGAAGTGCAAACCAATTACCATCACCATTATACTCTTTTGCCCAAACAGATAAAGCTAAAGTTGGAATAGAAGCTACTCTTTTTAAATCTCTTGATTTTGAATAACCATCATCTTGATTTAATAATATTTTATTATGTTTTAAATGAGGATCTATATTTACTTC